AATCAAGTTTGATTCAACAGAGTATATGCCAGTGCCATCAGATTGGGCAACTGGATCAGAAAATGCTGCAGTAAGAGACAATGCTGTTGATGGTGGTATTAAATGTGTCATTATTCAAAATCGTGGTGTAGGATTAGGAACGGCAAATAGAACATATACAAGAGTTCCGATTAAAGGTGATGGTTCTGGAGCTGAGTGCACAGTGGTAATTAATGCAGATCAAAATATAGGTTCTGTTGATATAACAAATCAAGGTTCTAATTATACTTTTGGGACAGTTGATATCGTTGCTGGTGGTTTACCAAGACCAGACTCGTATCCACAACTTGATGTCATCATACCTCCGACTGGGGGTCATGGTGCAGACATCTATAAAGAGTTGGGTGCAACAAATGCGTTAGTATATTCAAGAATTGAAAATGACTCAGAGAACCCAGACTTTATTACAGGTAATCAAATTGCAAGAATAGGTATTCTTGAAAATCCAAAAGCATTTGGATCATCTTCAATACTTACATTAGACAAAGCGAGTGCAGCGTACGCCATGCGTCTGACTGGCACTGGATATAGTAGTGCTACATTTACTCCTGATAGTATCATCACTCAAACAACAGGCACAGGTGTAACTGCGATTGGAAAAGTAATTAGTTATGATCAACTTACGGGCGTTTTAAAATACTGGCAGGATCGCACCATGGCTGGATTTACAACTGTGGGTGCAGCGACAACAACACCAATTTATGGATTCAACGCTGATAGATTTACAGCAGATGTATCAGATGGTGGAAGTGTAAATATAACAGGAGGAAGCATTTCTCTTGGTATTAATACGAGTTTTGATGGTCTTTCAACCTCAATAAATAATAAAACATATTATCTTGGTCAAACATTCACAAGTGGTTTATCAAATCCAGAGGTTAAAAAATATTCTGGAAATATGATATATATTGATCATCGACCAGCAATCACACGTTCTTCTAATCAAAAAGAAGATATTAAAGTTATATTACAGTTCTAATAACTCATGGC